GGAAATCAGTGAAAGCAACACAGCGACCATCTGTGAACTTGACAACATATTCGTCTTTCTCGTTTGAATAAAGAGCCATGTCGTCACTTACGGTTGCGACCGGGGTATACTTTTCATCACCCACAAAGATACTTTTGGGGATGCCCTCAGCGTTGGTCATTTTCATCTCAATGTCATTGTCGAATTTTACGGTAGGAGTGAACTCGACTGACGCCTTCTTATACACCTGATTCAGCAGTTGATTCTTAAAGTTCGGCCCGAAGGGGATTGTCCCTCTTGCCCTGCCCATCGAATCGTACACAATAATGTACAAGGGACTAGGTTGGGATTTAAGGCTACGGTTACGGAAGTTTTTAATGACTGTGCGTGCCTCGTTGACGGTTGTCTTTGATGGCTTCTCGTAAGTGAGTTCCAGATGACGATGGACTGGTGGTCGCTTGATGTTCTTTCCAGCGGCGGTAACTACCTTGTCGTAGGTCTCATTGACAAACTCCATGGGCAGCTTGAACGTGCCTTCGAAGGTCTTCACTGTCGGGTCTTTGCTGATAGCCGACTGGGACTTGCTGGAGTCAGCTTCGCCGGTCATGCCTTTGAAGCAAGTTAGGACGGTGGCGTAGATATGCACAATGATTTTCTCTTCAAAGCCAAGGGAAAGCATGAAAGCTGACATCTCATCCAACAACACATGAACCCCTTCAGCAACAAGTTCACTCATCGTGGCTGGCTTATCTTCCACAAGGGGAAACTTCAAAGAAAACACAGTAAAATTGGGAATTCCGAGGTCTAGGGAAATGGTTGCATAGGGGCGTGAATCTCGGATAACCGAAATGTCCAGTGTTCCCGTAGCGGGAGATAGGTATGCAGTCTTATTGTTGGCGGTAACCATCTTAGCAATAGGTGTCCACTCTTTCGTACTTTTGCTACGGTAGGCTACAAGCTCCATTGGGGCGTCGAACTTAAGTCGAACTTCGTTTTCAACCTCGCCTATACCTCTATCCAAATTCAACTTCAATGTCTCATGCCAGTCCACCGATTCGTAAGGTACGCTGGCCTTCAACATGAATCGCCCATGATTACCGGGAAGGAACTCCTCGGCTGAGTGCTCATCCCACGTCCATGATTCTCCGATGTTTTCCATACGAAGAGCTTCTATCTTGGATAGAGCGACAACACGATAAAGGGTTGCGGGAAAAGCCATACCCTCATAAAAATCCACCAGTTGGTCGTAATAGTCCTGTACCTTAGCTGAAACAAGGCCGGTGACCGCCTTATACTTCTCATCGGGTGTCATCTCATTAAACCCGTCAACAAAATCCTCGGCATCATTAGCATACCAATCGTAGTCCTCACTGAGGTTGAGTACGTCGTACGCAGCCGAAAACTCATCGAATGCAGGAAAGTCCGAGGTAATAGCGGAGGATTTGTGGAAGTGCTTGCTCATAATGTTCTCTACTTAGATTCCGCTAGGCAAAAACTACAGGATTGGTTGACAAAACGGACCACCCTTGACTTAATGGTGGCGAATTCCCAGTGAGGTACGACCAGCAGCGGAATACCTTTGTCTGCGGTGAATCGTTCTTTTATGTAGTCTCTCTTTTGAACGCCTCCGAAAGCTATTGCAGCCCTTTCTTTCGATATTCCGAAAAATCGGACTGGTGTGTAATGTTGCTGCCCATGATACTCAATCAACCCCACCACAACCCCTGACTTCATTAATGCAAAATCAAAAGGTAAGGGATGTCTATCTCTACACTCTAAAAACTTGTATTGCGGCTGATAACAAGCTGTAATCGAATCCAGAACATTACGAATGGAACGCTCCCCTCTGGACTCTTTACACTTCGGGCAACCTTGACCTCTCATGTGTTTATCCGGGCTCTGCTTGTAATCCCCGTGGGTTGGACATGTGATAGATAGTTTTATTAGAGCCCCCGTGTATACCGAGTTCTGATACGTGTACCTTCCTTTGTGTTCTCGATTGGCCTGTCTAATAAACTCTTCCAAGTTTAAACGACGTGATTCTTCGGCTTTACCCCTCCCACACTTAGGACATCCCTGCCCTTTAAGGTGGTTATTTGGGGTCTGCTCAAAGTCACCATGTTCGGGGCATGTGATGAAAACTTTGGTGCAGTCGTTGATATAGATAGCATTTGAATAAGAGTATATACACCCATGTGCTATCGTAGCTCTCTGTATGAAACTCTCTAAGGTGGCACTTCTGGCTTTAGAAGATGCATCATGACCACATTGGGGGCACCCAGAACCTTGAAGGTGACTATGGGGTGTTTGCTCGAAATCTCCATGAACTCTACACGTTATTGAAACCCTAGTCAGAGCCGACAAATATCTAGTTTTAGTGTAGGAGTATGCATTACCATGCCGCTCTTTAGCTTTTTCAATGAAATTGGATTGAGTGGTGGACGAGGCTGAAATACTACAGTGTCTGCACCCCCTTCCATCAAGATGGTGATTTGCTCTCTGTATAAAATCTCCATGCTTAAAACACGTAATTATGACTCGGGTTTTACCGTTCACATACTGCGTGTTTCCATAAGCGTACTTGAACCCATGTTTTAGCTGAGCCCTTTTAATGAACTCCTCTCTCGTAAGTTTTACTCCTTTCGGCACTATCTCTCCTATTCGTACGTATATGACTGGAAAAAATCCCCCCCACTGATTTCCCAACAAAGGTCAGTTCTGGGTGAGAGTAACCCCATGGGGTGATTTACATCCCAATTAGAGACTTCGGAAGTCGGATTATTGGTAGAATCAACCACCTGAATCCACTTGGCTGGGGTGTTGAGGTAGTTGGAGCCAAGGTATTCCCACAGAACCGTTCCATCATAGGTTGGTACACTTGTTGACGTGCTGAACCCGACACGGATAGAGGCGTTGCTTTCGTTCTGCAAATCAGAGTTGTAGTTTGCATGAGTGTAAGTCAATGAAACAGTGTTTGGACTGGATGTTGTGTTAATCGCAACAACTGGCAATGTCAAACCGTTCAGAAAAGTCGCGAATGAAAAGTTGTAGATGGTCAGACTGCTGACCCCGGCTACAAGCCCCATACTGGCTAACCCACTCGACAGCATTAAAGTAAGGACGTTGCCTGAAATCACCACTGCGTTCGGGGCGTTCGCCACATTGACTGTTGGAGAGGTGGTTCCCCCGACGACAGCAAGCTCCAGATTGCCGCTGTTATCAATAGCGTACTGCCCCGTATAAAACGAAGTCGTTGGGTTCCACGGTTGAATACCCGCCACATACTGACCATTTGCTGCCTGATAGTACGCTTGATATACAGAAGGGGCAAACTGTCCCTCGATACCAACCAAGGGAGCCCAGTCGGTTGTTTGTGTTAATGGGTTGTTATTCTCATTGCTTTTCAAAGCACGATATAACTGCCACCCGCCCGGTGTCCATACACCATCACTAAAACTACCGGAGGTTGAGACACTCACAGCACGCACAAGCGCACCCTTGGGGTATGTGATCGAACTATCCCACACCTGTGGACTGCCCTGTAACGTCTGCCAATTTGTTTGGCTCAACGGAGTGAACATCTGACGCCCATAAGAAGCGAGTGTAGTGTTCGGGTTGCCAACGACGACGATAGGCGCTTGATACAACATAGGGTTGTATGGTGGCTCTTCATATTGCTGGATAATTATTCGAAGTGTGTCATTGATGCCCGAACCCACGCAATTTACATCTTGATAGTACCCTTGATAATAGGGTTTTTGTGAAGATGACAAGGCAGTGTATGCTGTCGTTGTAATTTGCGGAGTGCCGATGTTGATCCACGTCACTCCACCATCTGTGACAGTTCCCTGAAGACTTGAGTTCCAGCTTGGTGTAGAGGAGCCAGAGACCCCTCCCGTTGTCGCGAGTTGGATGTTTCCATTACTGTCCTGAAGAAGGCTACCTGCAACGTAGTTAGTGTCTGCTATCCATGCAATTACAGGGGTTCCTATATTTGTCCAAACCACCTGACCGTCTGAAGTAACGGCGTCGAGAACGGTCGTCCATCCCGGTGCCACTGAATCAGAAGTTCCAGCGGTCGTGACTTTTTGAAGGTACCCATTGGAGTCCTGAATAATGGTGTTCAAAGCATAATGGGTGTCAGGAGACCACGCAAGTGGGGCTGAAACATACGCTATGAGGCTGTAGTATTGCTGTTGACTTTCGGCCACCACATTTAGTTGAGCCTGTGTCAGGTATCGAGGGCTGATAAAACAATCAATGTTTTCATCCGCCCCAAAAATGGTGGCGAACTCGACGCCAACATGGGCTGGTTTAGCGAGGTCAACTGCACCATACAGGGAATTTGTAATCTGTTGTAACTCTTGTAGACTCTCTACATCAGTGAAGGGATCATCGCCTCCAACATTGACACTTACGGTCACCGTGTTTCGATAACTCTGATCGTAAAACCCATTTCCAATCTGCTTGTAGAGTTCCTCTACTATAATGTCTTTCCCCGTGTAAGCATAAATGACATCCTGAATGGATTTAACCGTGGCACCTTCCTGATAGGCCGCGAGAAGGTCGATGAGCATATCACGATACCCGTTTGGGTATGCAAGCGTGCTGGGTGCGACGCCACCGCTCGTCCATACTACGGAGCCATCCGTCGTAGTACCGCCTGTGGTGACCGCCCACAGGGGCTCAGTTAACCCTGTCTGACCGGGGGTGGTCGCTATTTGAACATTCCCATTACTATCGAGGATTGCCTCGTTTAGAATAACCCCTCTATCCGACACCCATTGACCGAATGAGGAACCAAACGCCCCCGAATCAAACTGAGACAACTGCTGAAAATTACCTGTTACAAACAGGGGGTTAGCATACTCACGTTTGATGTCCGGAGGGGTTAAATATTTGGGGTTTTTTGTAACCACATCGTACGAGTACATATACTCAATACGAGCCAACTCCATGGAAACTGCGCGTAAGAACGACCCCCAAACACTCTGGTCATTACGTGTAGTATAGTAGTTCGCCATCGCGTTGATTAGGGATTGATACCGGGCGTCCTCGTATTGTAAGAGGTCTTCCCTGCTCTTCAAATAGTATTGGTCTTCTTGGGTTACCTCTGGCATTTGAACCCATACTGACGGCGACAGGGAAGGTTCCTGATTTAGAGAACCCGAAGCGGTGCAAATGTAACTAGACCTACCATAGGTTACCGCATCTAGGTAGTTATACTGAGTCGTGGATACCCATGCCCCCTGCGAATTGTATAGAGGTGAAGCCATTTACATCCTTTAGTTACCGTTAGTTATATACGAGATTGTGACGTTTCCGGGGGTGACGTACTCGGTGCTAGATAAAATAATGTCACTAGCCCCGCCTGCTCCGTAAACTTGGTAGGTCACGAAAAATGAGAGAAGGGAAGGATTCTTTACAGTAGCCGGAACCGTGACAATGACTTTTTGGTTATACGCCGAACTCAAAGCTGTCGTCGCATTGATTCGGTCATTGGTTCCGATAATGTAAAAAGAACCGGCTGAGGACAACGTCGCCGGAGTTGCAGCCGTGGTAAGGAACTGTTGAATCGAATTTGTACGAGTGTATGCCTGACCCTGATATAGGAGGCCAACAAAGGCTTCAGGTGTACCACCCGAGGGCATTGTGCTATCTGGAAGAACTGGCTTCTGTGTAATGAAACTATTGGCTGGCGTTGTGCTTCCCGCGAACGCCGGGTCTGAAGACAATGGAATCCACGTGGTTCCAGTCGGAATAACCACACCAATGTCGTAGGAGCCATCACTCTTGGCACACTTAGTCAGAGGAAGATTGACCGTCTGTACTCCGGTTACTCCCATGACCTGCTGAACAATTTCTGACTGATAAAGAGAGGCATTCGCATTATCCAATACGAGGTCTATGGTACTGCGGATAATGGGATCGACAACATCCGCCGAAGCATTCGCCTGTAAAGTCACTGTCATAGAAACATCGACCGGGTTGGCCACCATTGCTTTCACAAGAACATCTGCTGCTGCGTGCTTAGTGGTTGCAATCTGATTAGCGAGGATTTCCACAAAGGCTGGATATTCAGTAGCAAATGTGAACGCCTCAGTAATGAAGTAAGACACGCTTACAGCCGCCCCATCAGGAATACGGGTAGTGCCGATGTTTGCAGCCGACCGAGCAATGGCTGCTGTGCCAGAAACTGCGGCTACAACAAGAACATAGTCTTGATTTTCTACCATCACAGTGCCGTTATATGTCACCTTGATGTAACGATTATCATGTGGGATCAGCGCCCCTACAAGCCCAGTGGATAGTGATAGGTTCACCGTTCCATCTGAATTTAACGTTGCCCCATCCAACGTAAGGGTGGTGTTCCCGTAACTCTCAGGGAGCCACGTGTTATACACAAATCCTTGGTTGTTCAACGTAGAGAATGCCGTGCCTGATAGAGTCTGAGACTCTCCCGATACAAACGTCAAATTTTCAGCAACTTCAAACTTGTTGTAAGTAACTAGAATTTGCTGGTTGTTCTGAATTGTACTTCCTGCAACTGTGCCGGTTGTTGCAATCGGGGTTGTGTTCAAACTTGATGTGAACGTTACTGTGAAAGACGAACCATTTGAAGAAGTCACCGTCAAAACGGTGGAGGAGGGGAACAGGGTCGCCAATTCAGGTGTGGTTAAATTGTTAACAGTGACAGTAGCTCCGACCCCGAACAAGTTATTGCATGTAAAAACTGCCTGACTTGATGTCCCTAGAATCTGAATCGCTGTGACCTGCACAGTAACTTGAAGTGGTTTAATGCCATAGGTGTGGTAGGCTCCTATAGAAGCAAGAGCGTAGTCTGTACCAAAGCCATATAAGGTGGATTGGTCACTAGAAAGAACTGAAACCACGTTACCAAGATTCCCGTTAATGTCCACTGTTAGACTCATACCTGAATCAATCGTTACAAAACTACCACTGACTGCGGTTATTGTCTTTGTAGTCGAAGCAGTGGCGGTGGTTGATACATTGACAAAATCTCCAGCCTGATTAGACCCACCATTCAACAAGAAATCAGAGGTGTGGATTAAGTCGATGAGATTAGACGCCACTGTACCTGTTTGACTGGCCTGACCAATAACAGAGTTCACCGCAACCACTGGTTGAAACGCTGGGGCGTCAGTGAGAGGAGATTGGTATCTTGCCAACAATTGGTAGGTCGTGCTTCCTGATTGGGTAGATAGATTGGAAATAGCCGCCCTATTTGTCGCGGGTGCTCCATTGAGTACCAAAGGAATAGAAATCTGAGATAGTGGGTCGCCGACAATTTGGTAGGCCAGATCGTTCGGATTCAATATAATATAGCCCCCCACATTATCGAATTGAGCATTCTCTAGGCCAAGATAAAAACTCCCATTTGATCCGGTGACAAGAAGCTGCACTCCTTGGTACAGGGGGTATAGAAGAGAGGCAAAATTTGGAATCTGAGCACTTAGCGTGTTCCTATTAAACGAGTTTAGTGTGATGTACGTTGTAGGAGTCCCAAACGTGCCAGTGTTCTTATATTGAAACCCAACCACTTCATCCTGCTCAGAGAAGCTGATACCTCTCGTATAAATATCCACACAACCATACACATGCTTTTGACGAATTGAATCCCAGTCACGGAGCATCTCAGTCGCCCCCGCCGCAACCACAACTGCGGAGGTTATTCCGGGGGTTTCAAGTGCTGTGGTAAGGTATCCGTTACGTGTACCTGAATCCACCCCTGTTACCGACCGGGTTATGATACGAGAGGCAAAGCTGGAGTTAATTTCTCTATCCTGTCCGAATGCCGCTGCCACCAAATTTGTGCAGTACCATCCTGAAGGGGCTCCAGAGCCAAGATTATTGATTGTTCCAGACCCTACGTTTGTGTTACTTCCTGCGGATTGGCAAGAGGCTGGTACGCTTAGTGCCCACCAACCATTGACCGGGTTGTAATACGTGTTAGTAGAGCTTGTCGCTATACTGGCGGAGCCGGTTGTCACAAAATTTAAAGCTGAAGTCTGTGCGTCAGCTATTGTAGAAACAATGAGGCCGGTAGGAAACACCACCGAAGAAGTTGGTTTGACGTATGTGTAGAACGTGATGGTTACAACCGAAGAAGTTGCACCAAGGCGGCTGAGACCAGCACGCTCACCAAGTACATCAAACTGACTGTCAATAAATGTTTGAGTGTCGGTGGGGTTTAATCCATACGCACGAGAAATTTGCTGCTTCACAGGAGACGAGTTGAATGGGTCGCTGATGCCGTTACCGCTGGCATTATCAATTTGAGCAAGACCCGAAACGGATCGACTAACCCGCGAGAACCACTCTCGAACACTCATATTAGAGAGTTCAATCGCTACTGGATCAACCATAAGATCACGAAGCTCTGAGCGTGGGGACAGGTCTAAATTAGGGTAATTGCGATTGACCTGCGTAATCATCCTTCCGGCTATGTCTTCTTTACGTTGTAGTGCAAGGAAATCGGTAAGCTGTACAAGTTTGAGGTTTACATAACCACATGTAACCGGGCCGTTCTGTTGTGATTCAAAGATAGCTTGTGTGCTGGGGTCTTGAATAACCGTGGAAAGCATCGCATAGAAGATGTCCGCGCCACCAACATCTGTTTGTGGAACATCCACGTAGTTATAGTTGTTCTGCTGAACTGTATTGACCGTCGTTATGGTTTGAGTTCCCGCCGTGCCGTCATAAGCAGTTGCTGACTGAGTAGCCAACACTGACGTATCTGATCTACTTAGTTGCGAAGGTGGCACAATCCCCCCATACTGGGTGTAAATGGGATTGATGCCATTTGGATCAGTGGACAACATGACGCGAGTTCCGATAGTTCCGGGATAGGTCGGTTCCAACCATTCAACACGACAGATATTTTGTGCCATGTAAGAACGTACAGCCGAAGGAGGGCCAATAAGAGCCCCTGAGCCACTGACGTACGGGAGTAGGAGAAACTTCAGGGTAGGGGTGATGGAGATGTAACCAAGGTTCTCCCACACTACGCCATTGTCAGTTGTAGAGTCACCAACTGTTGTGTTGAAACTTGGAATTGTTGACCCCGAAACTCCCGCTGTAGTAACAACCTGAACATAACCATTAGGGTCAACCAATCGAAAATTGAGAGCGTAGGTTGTCGCCGCCGCCCAAGAAGGGGCGGTTGGGTCGTAGTTTCTACCGAGAATCTGAACGGTGAAGTCACCTTGTGTGGGATTGATGGTTATGGTGCCACCAAATTGGTTCTGTCCATTCACCAAAAGAGGGTCTTTGTTATAGGTGGTCTGGTTGTATGCGAGGACTTCAACCTGACTTGTATTTGCATCCGCGTAGATGATGTATGGCAGAGCCGTTGTATCGACAGAGATAGAGCTTGTCTGCCCCTGCGTCGGTGTGGGCAGAACAGGGGTCACTGATGTAAGAGCCGTTAATGTGACATTAGGTGTTGGCATTTATTGACCTACTAACTGGGATGACGTGGTTAAGGCAAAGCTCACGGAGGTCGCATTTGGCGTACCATAAGAGGTTAAGTCTGCCGCAATGGAAATAGAAGTCGGATCAACTGTAGTAGTTTGCAGGTTTTGTATATCTTTTAACATCTCTTGCGGGTCGAGATGCTGCACAGTCCTTTGAGCCGATTGAATACTTTTCAGATTCTGAAGAGCCGTCATAACTTGATTCGAAACGTCCGCATCTGTGATTGTCACCCCAAATCTTTTACCCACATAACTCTTAATTGGACAGGTGAATTGGGGGTAGAACCCACACTGAGAGGTTAGTACCATCTTCAACACCCGTTGAACCATTTTATCGGTGCCGACCGTATGGATAACCGACCCATTGCTGGCTGGCTTAATATCATTCAACTGCCCTGCTGTCCCACATTTCAAACAAAAGTTCTTGACCGTGATGTAAGAAACCTCAATAAGAGGCACATACCAACGAATCGGTTTGTTAAACATGATTTTGTAGAACTGGTTAGGGTTGTCGGTCTGGACCCGGTTAATGTCAGGGGTGATTTTGTACCCATAGGTTAGATCATTCGGTTGAATGAGTTGGCCTCCGATATACACCTCGACCTGATTGACGCCGTTAATTGGGGCACGCATGTTCATGACCACATTACTAGCAACATGCAGCGTCATAAAATCTTCCCAATCAATAACATATCTCTCAAATGACTGTTGATGGTCACATGGAGCCAACCGAATGTTGAAATCATAACTCATTAAGTTTCGACGGCTCCTTGTTCCTTGATATTGATTGGCATTCCCAATGAGGGGTCAGTATGCATCATCTGTTCTAACTCCCAAGTAGTTGGGGTATCGGCTTGATGGACACGGAAATACGGTTGACCCTTGTACAAACTGTTAATGTCATCTACTAGAACGGCTACGTACTCAGGTTTCGAGAAATAACTGTTGATTTTTGCCAACAGAGGCTGAAGTGTCTCAGGAGAATCATTATTCGAGGTCGAGTTCGCCGGTTGGATGAAATCATGAGCGTGCTGAGCCATATCCTCATTCTTCTCGATTAGACACCGCACCTGATTCATGTGAAACACAGCCTCTTCATCCCGTTGAAGCATGTCCTTGAATCTGGTCTTAACCTTACTCATCATCACCATGGGAAGATGGTCGTTATCATAGGGGTAAGCGAAGTGGCCGTATTGCCCCGGCTTCCAAAGAGTTTTGGAAAAGGTAGGTGCAAGGTGTTGATCGTTCAACGTGTTGTAATACTGTTCCAACACTCCCGCAGTTTTTCTAAGCTGTTGGGCTCGAATCTGATAGAACTGGGAGATGGGTGCGAAGTTATTTTGACGATCAGACACCCAAGACTGAAAGGCACTCCACTGACTAGCTGAGAAGTGCCCTAAAAAATTGAACGGTGGGTGTGCGTACGCATACACGAAACTATCGGACATACTGTCGTATTTCTCCTAATTAAGGATGTGTTACGGTGTATACCGTAGTCGAAGTGTAGCTACAAGTTAGACCACTTACGTTGTCAGTCGCGGTAAACCCAAGATAGTTACCTGCTGGGTCGCCAAGAAACGAATTAGGGTTGAATGTAAAGGTGAATGTTTGCAGATAACCAGCAGTAGAACCTATAGTGGCTGGAATGGAGGATGTTTGACTTCCCGTTCCGATAGTCCCTGAACCCGAGGCTCCAACTGGTTGGTATTTGAAAATACAAGTCACTGAATCATTTGTGGCTACTGTAAACACAGTTGCGGTTGCAGTAACTGACGTAGTGGTATATGGATAGGTAGGGCCAGATGGCGAGACAGAAAAACTCTGAGCACTAGGAGGCAAATACGTGGAACCATTTGCTGTTATAGTCCCAACATTCCCACTAATATAAGTGATAGTGTTAGTCACAAACGTGTCGCCACTAAGGTAAGTGAGAGTCCCCGACACAGTGAGGCTAACAGTCAAGGTCTGATTTGATGTGGCTAAGGGGGCAGTAAAGGGTACGTTCCACCCTGTAAGCCACCCACCGGAATCTAAGTTAGGAGAAGGGCTTCCGGTTGAGGTAGCGCCGGTAATCGAGCAACTACAATTGACTGTGTTTCCTGTACCAAACGCTCCCTGCTGCTGAGGTGAAAACGCCTTACTCAGTGAGATAACTAACGTATAGCTATTCCCATTGGCTGTAATTGTAGTAGGTGAGATGGATGCCACTGAAGGATTGTTCATATAATCCACCTCGAAATTAAAGGTGTTCCCCCCCGTTGAACCCGCTGGAACAAAGAGGTCGAAAGAGTTGTTCGAGTTGTTGAACCAAGCAACATCATCCGCCGTGACGATCAAGCTAGTGGAAAGCACGCGGGATGCACTAGTTGAGTTGGCCGTAGTCCCATTGTAATTCAACGAGAAGTCAGAGCCGTTATACGACACACCAAATAATCCCTGATAGGCATTGTTATCCGCCGAGGATAGCTGGAATCCGACCGGGGCATACGCTGTTTTATTAACCGAGTTTCCATTATAGGTCTGAAATGTGTAAGTGCTGCTGGATGCGCTGTTGTACAAAAGCAAATTACCACTGGTTCCTTCAAGCACAGGGCAGTATGATTTCGAGGTATACGTAACCCCTGATATGTTAACCGTCAGAGTGATTGGGCTTCCCGTAAACTGGAAGTTGGTAACTCCACCAGCCGGGGTGATTGTAAGAACACCAGAAGGGGTGCTGGCAGGAGGAGGAGTGACAACACTGGTGGTTACCGGGTAGTTGGTGGGTACACTATTACCCCCGAATGATGTGGTCGCGTTGTCAAAACTGAGGCACATAGTACGTCCGCTGTGGTACCAGTAGTCATAATCAACTTCCATCGGATAGATACCCGCTGAAGGGAAGTTGACGCTAATTGAAGTAACAGGTTCCGGATAGGAGATGTTGTTGTATGGAAACCATGGCAAAAGCGGGAAGCCGCTATATGCGGTCATTGTCTGACCTGCGGGTGGGATGTTACTCCCTGTGGAATAAAACGGAGCCGAAGCAAAGGGCGTGCCGCCGAATAGTCCACCAATACCCACTAACACTTGGTGCTTGTTTTGCACGTTAATAGTGTGTGTTCCAGCGGTCGGAACAATTATGTTGCACAAAAACACCGCATTAAAGTTAGTGCTTACAGAAGGGAAAGGGCTGGTCGATCCTACAATACCACCAGTGGCAGTCAGAGTCTCCCAAGTGAGGGGGTTACTATTACCAATCCCTCCCGCGTCAAGGACCAAGGAGTTACCTACCGCTGAGCCAACATACCCATAGCTGGTAGAAAGAACCGCCAACCCGTTGCCATTACTGGAGGCTAAGCCTGATTGGATGCCCAAAGATGTGACTGCCGGGTCAGCCGGGTTGAACTTAGGGTAGTTCTGAATAGCGGTGACCGTATTTGAGTCATTCCACATATAGGCCGTGACCGGGCCAATTTGAATCTGTCCATTTGTGCCCTGCCAACTCACCTCAGCCGAGTTCGAGGTATAGGCAGTTCCTGCGATGGTCCCACTTCCACTAAGAGTGTCAGTACCCCCGTGAGCCCCAGTGTAGGAGAACGTGGCTGATCCAGTGCCTGTGGAAGTATTTACCGGCACCGATACAGTGATAGTTTGTGGGTTAACCCCTCCTACCGTGACTGTGACTGTTTCGTATTGAGTACCCATTTTTAATATACCTCTTAACTAGTAAGTTGCGTCGGGAATGTGTTGGTCGCGGCGGCACGCAGAGTCCCATCGCTATATACCATCCACTTAAAGGTTCCAGTAACTGTTACACCAGAATCCACTACCGTAATTCCAAATGAGTTATCTCCAGTAGCTCCCGAAGAGAAAGGGCCAGAGATGCTGATATAAGCAACACCACCCGTCAGCGACACCACCGTGGCTGTAAACCCGGAGTTGCTGATCGAGATACCCCCTTGCAAAGCTGACATACTCGTTGTGATTACCCCTGTTGCCACCACATAAAACGAGTAGTTAGGACGAGGGTTGACAGATGCGGTGTTGCCGGTATCAATAAACCCAAGATAGTTAGTTGATAGACTATCTGTGTAATCAATTCCCGTATACAGTGTAAGACCACTGATGAAAGTCAACGACAAAGCTTTATCTACATAAGACCCAATACTGTCAGTTACGCGGAAAGTGATAACCTTTGTGCCAACTTGACTTGTAGCCCCAGAAATTATCCCGGTGCTTGTTGCCAGACTCAACCCTGATGGAAGCGAGTTGGCTGATACTGGGGAGACCGCCCACGTGTAGGATGGAACCCCACCTGTTGCCGCCAAAGGTGCAGTGTATGAGACTCCTGCTGTCCCCTGAGCTAACGGAGAGTTAGTTGTGATTTGTAGAGTAGACGCCGAGACAATGAGGCCAAGGGTAACTTGGTCTATATCAGTGGGGCTTAAACTATCTGCCACTTGGAAAACGACGCTGCCATTAAACGCTGAACCGCTGGTGCCAGAGATTGCCCCTGAGGAGGATAACGTATAAGGGAATGAAGTTGGCGTGCTCGATATGACGCTCCAAGTAAATGGTGTGTTATATCCTGCGGCAGTCAACTGGTACGGTGTTCCCCCGTTATAGCTCAATGACACAACACCTTGTGGTAAAGAGGTTGTGGTTATGTGAAGGGTAGACGCTGTGTTAAGAGAAAGCGTTATCGAGGCTGGATTTCCAATAGCGTCAGTCGCAGAGATAATCACAGGGTAAGAGGTTAATACAGAGGTGGTCGAACCTGAGATAATAGCTGTCACCCCTTGGTCAGCCGAATTGGCCTGTAACGTGAGGCCAGTCGGGAGGGGGTTTGGGCTGCTCAAATCAACACGCCACGACACAGGAAGATAGGGGACAGGTGCGGTGCCCACTGCCCTCAAATTCCCTTGATAAGGAGCGCCACGGTCGATTACACCAACACCTGATGCATCAATGGACATACCACCCTGAGCCCCTGTCTGAAGTGCGAAAGGCTTTGAAGCGGTGCCTAGACTACTGTCCTGAACTACGACGGTGATGGACGTAACAGTAATAATGCTTGAGGTTGTACCCGAAATGACCCCGGTGGACGCATTGATAGAAATACCGGAAAGGGGAAGCTGAGCGCATGTCCAGTTATATGGCGTTGTGCCGCCGACTGCGACAACCTGAAAAGAATAAGGAACACCTATCTGAATTGTAGGCAACACTGTTGTTTGAATGGTAACAGCGTTGACGATGGTGAAGGGTATAGAGCGTGATGCCGTTACACCTCTTGAATCAGTGACAGTGAAACCAAGGGTTGTAGTGGAAGCCCCGCCCGTGGGGGTTCCAGACAGCGTACCTGTGCTGGTACTGAATGACATACCTGCGGGTGTGGATGTAATCGACCATGTGTACGGCTGAGCCGGGGGAGAGAAGGGAATACCCCCAAAGCCTTGAAGCTGGAACGATCCCCCATCGTACGGCTGACCTGTAACTGCCGTTGGCAATGATGAAGTCAGAATGACCAGTGGGTTAATGTAATCGACAAAGAGGCGATGATATAAGGTGGCCGACTTACCACTAGATGTGGTGAGGCGGAACCAAATATCGAAGTACCCCGCCTCAGTGGGCGTTCCCACAATTGAAACAAAGTTACCTGAAGGATCAACCAATAAAGAGAGTCCAATAGGTAGACGGCCACGATAGACAGTGCATACAGTAACAGGGGTAGAGGTAGAGATGGTGCTTGCCCCCGCCGTGATAGCTGTCTGCGTTTGTCCATCCACAATGTTGTCGGTGAGTTGAAAAGCATTGTTTTGAGTGTCCCATACAATGGTCACTGTGCCTTGAATAACACTGTTAATGTCAATGTACTCAATGATGCTCTGGCCGGTGGCTATCGCGCCGAGGACACCATAGATCAACATGGTGTTGGAATCAAACGAAAGACCCGTGGGCAGTGATGAGCCAAGTTGAACACGGGCTGTGAGACCCGCGAGATTAACTGTTGGAGAGTTGAACCAAGGCTTGAGTGGATTCAATCCCACAAAACCCCCAACAATATACGGACGGGTGTTGCATTGTACCGTCCCAATGCTGCTTGTTCCACTATGCGACAGCAGAGTGTATTCACGAGTGACGGTTGCCACCTGACTGCTACCCTGAAGGATTGGAAGCTGAACAGGTACCTGAATGTTTAGAGACGACGTAGGCGGACCGGAGACTGTTGCAGCCGGTGAGCCCGAGCCAGTGATAGTTAGTGTTAAGCCATCACTTAAAGTCGTAGTGCTTGGTTGAATTGAGAATCCGGACAGACTGCCGATGACATCATGAGTTATAGATGTGGTGTCTCCTGAACCCCAAAAATTATCAAAAAACGCTTGAGGAATATACACCGCACTAACCGGGGTTTTCACTCGGTACTGAACAGGCCCGTGGGCAACAGGAGCGGGAATAGTCCCGCTGCTATCAAGCACTGTGGCATTGAACGAGGCCAGTGTACCAACAGCCGAGGTTGTGGGGCTAACGATGAATTCGACCTGACCATTAACAAGAGTGACCCCGGAGTCTGTGGGGGAGCTTAGTGTGTATGGATAGTGACCTCCATACACCGGAACAGCCAACTTGTACTGCTCACTCGCAGAGATGACTGGCTGGTCAACCGGACCGAAAGCAAGAGCGGCAGGAGCTAGACTCATGCTGAAGTTACTCGATGCCTTCGCGCTAATGGCATCCGTAACCTGCACAACGAAATTATAAGTCTCGGTGTATCCTGATTCAGGAAACTCTGAGGTATAAGTGCAGGGGACGCCCCCTAACACCCCCAAATTAGGGTCGATGGTCATGCCAACCGGAAGAGCCCCCGCCACAATCTCCCAAGTGTAAGGGGCCAACCCACCAGTATTTGAAATTTGAGTGAGAGTGCCGGGATACCTTGTCCCCACAACCGCAGTGGGGAGAGGAAGGTTAGCAACAATAAGCAAATCGGTTGGAATTGTAAATGTCAGAGTGGTTTCTGCAATATACGCAGGGCTGCTACTATCCATGCAAGCGAAGGTGACAGGGAACGCACCGAGTGCTGTCGGGGTTCCACTAATCGTACCATCCACATTCATCTTGAGCCCCGGAGGCAAACCAGTAGCAAACCAACTGTAACCTAAGGTGCCACCAGATGCTTGCATTTTAAACTCTTGCATCGGCTTACCAACATAAGAGGTTGATGGCAAGGTGATTGTAGTGATAGCCACAGGAGAGGATGAAGTGGCTGAGTTAACCTCAAGAACGTAAATAGGGTCGATCAATTCCTTGGCATGTGGACGACCCATCATCGGGAACACATCAATCGCCATGGTGTTGAGCAACGAACTGGCATTAGAGAATCGTGACGTGGCAACCATCAGTTTGAGTTCATTAGTGACTGTATCGCGAGCGATAGAACGAACGATCACCTCATACGGCTGGGGCGTAGCTAAGCCGCCTGAGGCATTTACAATTTCAAAACCATTGCTACCGCCGATACCAAGCGTGCCGGTTAAATTGTTCTGCGTAGTGGCACCGGGGTTGTACTGTTGGTCAACCACATAAATCTGCTGTGTAAACTGCCGACGTAGCTTTACCGGAGGGTTTGCTGTACTAAAATCATTTTGAGTTTGAACCACAACGTCCAAAGCGCCGGAGATATTGAATGACTTCGCAACAGAACGTGTGCTAAGTGGCAACCACCCGGTCGAAGTGTTATCAGGGAACAAAACTTGCCACGAACCCGCGACATCGTAGTTTGGGTTTAGCGTGATGGTCAGAGTCTGTCCAAGCAGCAGATTTGTACTGCTAAGCGTGAGGTTTGCGGCTTGTATAGAAGCAGGGAATACATGACTTGAGTCCCATGGGTTTGAGTTGAGCGCGATGGAAGAGTTGGCGGTCAGAGCCGTCATATTCATGGCATAGTCACCAACCCCTAACCCCTCTTCAAACACACGAGCGGATGCTGTGCCACCATTTTCAAGGCCGGTGTTGAATACCGTAATCAAAGTACCAACAGACGGTGGAGTTTGTAGCGTTATGTTCCACCCTGAATATGCGGTGTACGCTCCATTTACCGTGTAGGGTTGCCAGTTTGCCGTAAGCTCATAGTTCTCGTCAATAACAGCGATGGTCGGGGCTGGTAGAAGGTTTGTTGCCTGAGCGATGGAACTGGAAATAACAGCCAAAGGCACCGAGTAAGAGGTACCGTAATAGCTCGTTCCATAGACACTGTACACAGATGATCCCACCTGTTGAACAACAGCGGAAGTGTCGCTAGTCACCGTGACTATCGAGGTGGATGTGGGAAACCCCTTTGCGAGATATAGGGCCGATGGAGTCCCTGTTGTCCCCCAAGAAATCGTAAATGTGGTATTGTCCTGAACCGAACCGACCGATGATGTGGGGTTCGTAATCTGGAGTTGAGAAGCCACTTGAGTGACTGTCATGGTAACGACATTACTATAACTACGCTGATAACCTGCTGCTGTCGCCGCTACAACAAACTTGTAAACACCGGGGGTGAGGGCGTTACCCGCAATCTGATTCGAAGTGTTGATGTACAAACCATCAGGTGCCCCGAGAACACCAGTACCAAACTCCGAGCCACCAATTAACTCGTACGTGGCTGCAACTGTGGCACTAGTTAAAGCGTTTGTTGCCGACAATTGAATTGGAGAAATGTTAGTGCCAGTGGATGTGTTGAGCGTAGAAGATACCCCGCCGACCACCAAGGGGGTGTTACCCAAGCATTCAAACAAGACCTGAGTATACCCTTGACGAGTGGGTGATCCTGATGGCACATTCGAGGCAGAAATCTGCAACGCCCATTTGTTGCCAATAGCGGTGCCAGAGGGGAACTGGAAAGATACTGTAGTGGTAGGTACACCTGAATCAATGGACAGGCCCGTGTTTGTAATGGTTGGGCTGGCAAGCGCCGTTTCTATCGAGGACTGCCCTCCTGCACTAACTGTAAAGTACAAAGTCTCTGAAGAATTGAAGCCATCAGGAGAGGCCAAAGTGATGGTTAAAGTCTGACCCGCGTATCCAACCACCTTACTTGGCGTTGACCCAAACGGAGGTGTGACTCCCACTTTTATAGCAGCCGTGGTGAGCCAACTGGAACTCATCCCACTCGGTCCAAGTTCATTGAAGTTTACAGTCTTAAGCCCACTCGTGACAGGTGCTCCGTGGGCATCCAGAATTTGAAGATGAACTGCCCCGGTAGAGGTGGTCGATGCGATGCTATAGGTGGCTGATGTGCTGGATAGAGTACCCCCTCCGCTAAGTACAATAGTCCCGTCGCCTGTTGTCCACTGATACTGCAAAGGGGTAGCAACTGGTGTCCCTGACGCTTGCAGATTGCCGAGAAGCACAGCAACATCAGCATCCACCTCAAGGAGCCCTGAAGTTGTGTTGAAGTATGCTCCAAGGCCAAAATCCAGCGTACCTGCTTTTTGCGTTTGAGACTGAACCGAGAGGTTAAGCTGATATGCACGATCAGGTTCATCATAAAATGAACCGGGTTGATACGCATAAAGAATTAGAGGAACTGTGACCGGAGAGGATGTATCAAGTTGCAACCCCCCAATCAGGTCAGTGGCCGCAAAGGGGGAATTACCGAAGTGGGGTTCAGAAACGCGAAGTACCAGTTGATCCTCGTTCGAGGTGACAAAATTCAACCCCGTGGGGAGGGTGGGAAGAATAAAACTACATTCAGATTGCACTGACTGAGATGGGCCATAACCCAAAATTTCAATGTCGCCCACTGTGCTATCGTACGATGGGATCGTCAGTGTTGTTCCACTAACTATAGAACTGGCAACCGGAGCAATCGAGAATGGGTTCTTAATCTCTAGGAAGATTGGGAAAGAGACCGCTGGGTTGACCCCATCAGTACAGGAAACAAAGAACTCGTAAGGATTAGATTGATACTGGGCTCCCGTAAAAGATAACGTGCAGACTGTACCTGCGGTGTTAACCGCAAGAGTAAACCAAGAGGGGGTAGCCTCACTCAATGTCCATGTGGCCGTGCCTTGAAGGCCCGTCACGGTAAGCGTGCCAAGGGTTCCTGAGCCCAAGGACACGACACGAACCGCCAGCCCACTGTTGTTCGAGGCTAGTGGAAGAACCAAATTGGCTTGTGCCGCAAAATTTGCTGTTAATGTAAGGCTCATTTTTTACCTATCTTTGCTTTATGTCGTCTATTACCCTAATTGAGTTACAACATTAGAAGAGGTATCGACTACTACCCCTCCATTAAAGGGGTTGATGGTTACTGTTCTTGATAAAACCGAATTTGCTGAAAGCAAAGCGCTCCCACTAGTTTGAAAATCTGAAGTAACAACTATGCTGGAGTTGAATTCAACCTGAGCAACCACCGTCGCGCTAACAACATTTGTCTCTGCCCCAACCGCGTGTGTTTGAAGATTGAGGGTTGAATTACGTTCCCCAACAAAGAAAGAACCGGGAGATGTCGAAACATCTACTGCTAAACTCACATTAGAAACTGTAATCTCCGATGAGCTTGCTACCATACCCGTTCCACCATCTGGAAGTGTAATACTGCCTCCATCAAGAATGACGTTGCAGCCTTGAGAGAATGCCCCGGCTTGAATGTTGTCTTCGAACACACAATCTACAAGATCAACATCTGAGTCGATGGCATAAATGGCCGGGTTGGTGAACCCTTTGAATGTAAGCCCATTGAAAATAACACGGGTGTTATCCACAAAGAAAGCCGAAGTAGGACCATTACCGAAGCCAGTGAATCCTGTGGCATCTATCACAACTGGATTGGTCGCCCCAGCTACTGCTGTAATTACCAAGCGCCCTACTTCTTGAATTGTAAAAGCAAGGTTACCCAACGCATAATAAACTGCGGAACGGATGTCGCCATCCCCCAAAGCAATTTCTTGGAGGCTTCCCTGAATATCTGAAATCGAGAAAGGTGAATTTGTATCCACAAGCTGGATAGAGCACGGGTCACGGAGGACCGGAGGCAGCACATCCAACGCTGCTGTGATAGTCAACTTCGGGGTCGCCAAACTTAAACCATCGTTGTTGTCGTTACCTGTAGCATTGTTGACGTATAAAACAATCGGGGCTGTGGTTGCTTGAAGATTCTGCCCTAACACAGTACGGGCTACTGGAGGGGTGATAGCAAACCCCACATGAGGTAGTGCTTGGAAAAACCCACGACCGCCCCCACCAGAAATGAATTGAATGTCCTTACGAAAATCCTTATTCATAGGCAGGATGAAATCGTTGGTGTGAAGAGGGACTTCGAAGGTGTGCTCCACATTATCCTGACGCATTGCCACATAGTTAGAGTCAAATAATGAGGCCAACGGAGTGTTTACTAGCGTAGCATCCGGCCAGTTCACCAAAGCTGGAAGCGTGGTAGAGATAGGGATTTCTCGATTGTATGGATACACATCTTCGAGACCAATAAGTGGTGCGGCTCCCGTTCCGTTAGTGGTAACCAACGCATTGTCGTCGTTATGGATCACTTCATAATTACGATTCAACACACCTTCACCTTGATAAGGGATGTAACGCTCGACTATCGTCATGCTAGATGATGGGTTGAAGGCGGGGAGAATCGACCCGCAGAAAAGGAAGGTAGAAGCAGAATAATCTCCAATGAGGATGACTGTGGCGTATGCCCCATTGAAATTCACAGTGGAACATATCGTTGAATTCAAATTACCGTACTGATCGAGAACCCACATGAGTCGATTGGAATCATCACCGGAGATTCCTTTGATGATGCAGTTGTTCGCGGCCAGCACAATCGTTGTCAACGTACCGTTAAATTGATTTGACTCTACGATCACACGACTATCCATGGGGAAGTTTGAATCTCCCACATAATTGCCAAACAGCACTGTTTCTTCAATCTCAGTAACCCCCTTAACCGGGGCGTTGTACACAAGCTGGGCTGTGTCTTGTGCAAGGAAAGTCATGATGAGATTGGAATCGCTTGGTACTGCCTGATTGAGAATAGCTACACAGTTTGTCCCCTTCATTGAAAGAGAAGAGACTGTATAGGGGGTTCCTGTTGTCTTATCAACGATACTGATGGGATATAGCCCATTTACACCAGAGTTCAAGCCTAAACGACTAAGAAGAAAAGTCGTCGTGCTGTTCACTACTGTTCCAGAAGATGCTGGAACAACGATTCCAATTCTTGTGCCAAACACAAGATTGGAATACTCAGGGTTATACGTCAGAACACCATACGCCTTAGTCGTCAATGGGGTAGAAAATATCTCATATTCGGAGACCCCATATATGGGAAGATTCTTACTCAAATCTGAGAGTGTCCCCCCATCCACTGCAATTGGGATTTCCCGCAAATCAGAACCAGAGTTAGCTGGGTACTGAACTCCGAGCGTGCAATAGATATTCTGAGCGCCGGGGTCAAATGGTGTACCTTGCAAATTCTTGGTAAAGGTCACAGAAACAGCCGAGGTGCCAAGTCCTGTAATTTGTAGTTGCCCTGACAAGAGGTTAATGGTGGTCTTCACATTGTTAGACACGTTAAACCCTTGCACTATAAGCGACTGAATTATGGCTGGGGATGAGGATGAAGGAAGTGAGACGGTGAAGATGTCCCCCTGCATCCATGGGCCACTCTGAGAACTCGATGGAGACCAGTAAGATTTCATGCTGGTTGTAATTTGTTTGGACACATAAAAGGTGCGTAAGTCTGAACTGAACCCATTCGCAAACCCATCCCAGTTTTTTGATAGGGTATTAGTGTTCGGTATTGCTGTGGGGCTGACCGAGATGTAGTAGTCCAACGCTGACCCTAAAGCCTCAGCCTTAAGACCGTAACCATCCCCACGTCCAATCGCAATCCTAGAGTTACCTGTGATTAGGTCTACGAACCCCTCCCGCATAATCTTGTCCAAATCCCATGCATCAAGAGTCACAGTTTGACGAGTGTCCACCACATCATCAGGGAAGATTTGATCGGCGAGTTTGGAATCAAAACGACCTGAAATACCAGAAGAAAGAAGCCCTGTCACTCCTGATACTGAAGCATCGCCACAACCGAAGATGTTACCCGAAAGGCTAAATGGCCCTGAGTTGCGCTGGAACATCACAGCTATAGGCATAGCGTAGGTGTACCCATCCATGGTACCTAATGCGTTGGTAACATTACCATCCCCCGCTTGCCAAACCCCCGTATCACCGTTGATGCTTCCCATGTTGGTGAATTGGTATATTGTGTCAACAAATGGGGCTGTGTTAGAAGCGGTTCCTTGCCCATACACAATCTCAGAGGGGATAGCACCGGGATCGAGACCAAACTGATACTTCGTAAAATCATAAGTAAGAGCCACACGTTGGATATTGAAACGCCATTGGATTTGAGCACGTTCAGTGGTCAAGAGGCCAGTTCCTGCGGTTGTCGTCGCAAAAATATCAACAGAGTCATCTGGCATAATCTCTGCATTTGACGGGTCTGGAGATGTGCAACCATACGGGTAGAAGTATCGAAGCTTACCTACCGGGTCAAGGTAGTATCCAGTAGGCTGTATTGGGTCGAGGGCTTGATACCAAATCTCAAGGAAAATAACATAGATACGGGCGTCCTCATTAGCATAACCATTTGCCCAATACACTGGCTGCTGAGAAGGCGCAAGCGTAATGCGATTTTGTGTGAGGTCGGCGGAGTTGAACCCACAAATTGAAATCACTTCCCCATTGAACAAAACATCAAAAGCTGGGATTACAAACGTATTGGGGATGAAAGGAGTAAAGTTCATCGAGGTGTAAGTCAAGCACCCAGATGTTGCTGATTTATCCGCGAGAAGGAGGTGCCGTTTGTAGTCCTGAAGTGTTTGTATAAGATTGACATCAGCATCGCTGATTTGGTGGTCATGTAACCCCACCACACAGAGAAGGCTCTTTCCCGCAGCATCAAGGGTTCTTGACACAACAGAGGGGAATTGAAACGAAGGGTTGTCTATGTTTGTCACTTATTTATCCTCTTCAAAAATATGATTCCCACAATCTTTTATCTTTTCAAGTCGAAGGTTAGTTCCAGCGACACTAACCATGTTCCCACAGACGCAGCGGCAGTCCCACATCATCGCCCGTCCCTTCTTTGTTCTACTTTTCCAAAGTACCAGAAGACAACCAAACCTCCGATTCACTAAACTGTATTTTCTTTCAGCCTTAGCTTTTTTTAGTTGTAGTCGAGCGCAACCACAGCTTTTAGTTTTCCCTGTTAGTAAATCTTCTTGTCGAATCAGCTTACGCTTTCCACAGCGGCATTGGCATACCCATTTAGAGCGCCCTCTATCCATTTCACGATAAAGTGCGACCAAGACCCCAAACTGTTTGCTTGTTAAATCCTTAGCTTCTCGCATCTCTACCTAGAAGACAATAGTCGGCAAACTGTTTTGGTGTTGGTGAATTTTTCCAACGTGGGCTAAGAACTTTTCTTTACTAACGTTTCGTTTCATCCAATTACATTCCCAACAACAAGAAACCACGTTACTTGAGATATACCCCCGCTCATTATCTAGTCGGTCGATACCACTATATGTAAAATCACCATAGTTAAGAGGCTTAGAGTGACAATTAGAAGGAGCTTCACCACAATAAAAACAGGAGCCAAGGAACAGCCTGTCTACTTCGGCCTCTGTCAGCCCCCATTCTAACCCTCGTTTTTTAGCTTTTTGTTTGTAGCAACCTACAACCGAATTCCTCGATGACACACCATAGGAAAGTCGAACCGCAGCCGCAGCTTTTCTTTGACTGACAGCCCGTAAACACCCACAGCTTTGAGTACCCCCACTACTAAGTTGGTGCCCAATAACAATAGGGGTGTTTCCACAATCGCAAAGACATTCCCATTTAGAGTTTCCCGTCGTATTAGTAGAGTGCCATCTTATAACTATCAGCTTACCAAAGCGCTGACCTACTAAGTCTACGCGACGATGTAAACACCCGCAACTTTTGGTAGCGTACAATTCCGTCCTTCTTATCACTTTCTCAACCCCGCAATCACAATGAACCAACCATGTAGGAATGCCGCTGAGGGTACCCACCCTTTTCAAAACTACTAACTTACCGAAACGCTGTCCACTTATATCTATAAACTTACCCATCGTCTTACTCTCCTTACTTATATATTGAGCAGTTGGTAAATCGGTGGTCGTGAACAAATACTATGACTTTCAATCTCATTAAGTGAGAGGATTTGATGGCGACCATACCTTACAATTACATCAATCAGTCCATGGTGGCTTCGTGTTTAATCCAACCCAAAGACATCGACTCTTTTTATTTCCCAACTAGTCAATCCCACACAGGGTATGCATGGGATGGCACCTTATACTCCGCTGGAGTACAACAGGCTGGGCCAGTGTATGCTTCGTGGTACTCAGAGGGACAAGGGACATATCGTGGTGTTCTCAAAACTTTTCCACAATCCGGGTTGGTGCTTCTCTCTAAGGTAGCTCTAACTATTCTCGATGGAAGTAGTTTGCCTATAAATCTGTGGATGCTTTTCCTGCTTCAAAATACGTTGGTAGACCCAACTTCCGCAAGCCCCACAGGGTTTGCCCTCGTGGATAACTTCAATAGCGAACTCAATGGGTGGTCCCCTTCCGGGTTAGCCTACGCCGATGGTGTTCTATCAGCCATCTTCACCCCGGATTACGGTAATAAAAGTTTGGTTTCCTCTGATAGCACCAGCTTTAACGTCAACTCCATTATGGTCATCAACATCGACTTCTCTCAAGACAGAGTGTATCTCGATGTCGCGGTGGACACAAGTGGCGGGTTGCCAACTTTGTAAAGGCGTCCAATGTCAGTTAACTTAGTACAAACCGCATCAATCACTAAAAACACATCCACGAGTGTGGTGCTCAATTTCCCGTCCGTAACCAAGGCCGGGAATTTGTTAGTTATGATTGCGACTACGTATTCGATGCCCGGTGGCATGTCACAATATGTTACTGGGGTGTCTGACTCAGGATATAACAACTGGAATGCCGTCCAACAGCAATTTGCTAAAGACACCCACTCTCCAAGTGGCACCGGAAGTATCTGTTTGTGGGCTGTTGGAAACGCAAACCCAGTCTCAAGCATCGTCGTAAACACTATACCAACCTCATTACTCCAATCTGTTTTTATCTATGAGTTTAGCGGCATTCAACCCACCCCTCTTCCTATTGACATTTCCACCATTGGTGCCAACTCCTTAGGCGCTAAAATTCACACCACTGACGTTGGTCGGTTAATTTTGGGTGGTGCGCTTGCTACTTATAGTGGAATCATCTCAGGAGCACAATCACCAGCTACAGGTATGCACGTAGGTGTGGCGGGTTCCTACACACTAAAAGGAACTAATTACCATAATTATGTTGGGGATGGGTACTATCAGTCGGGCACCAGCGGCGATAACCTTCTCTACTTTTCAGGTGTATCAGGGACAAACCCAGCCTCTATCCAATCAATTGTAGTTGCATTCATTCAACAAAATGAGGGTGTGGAGGTTCTAACTCTGGCTGAGATATTGACGGTGACTTCCCCCAACCCCGGTAACTTCAGCACCGCGCATGGACTTAACACCACCCCTGCCCTAATCGAAGTCATCCCCACATCATCCGGAGCGTTTTGGGCTCAAAACCCAGCGTATGATGGAACTAATATCAACCTCGTAGCATCGGACGAGGGATTGACCGCCCTTGTTGCCGTGTATGTGTCTTCATTTAGCTCTGATGTAACTGTCCCCATCACTTCTCTCTCTGTCACCTCCCCTGATCCGGGTAACTTCACAGTGGCACACAATCTTGGAGTTACTCCATCCTTAATTGAAATTCTTCCCACGTCAAGTGGGGCTATTTGGGCACAAACACAGGTTTATGACGACACACTTATTTATCTTTCAGCCTCTGATATAGGGGTGACCGCAGAGGTTTCTGTCTTCCCGCCAGCTTCACCTTTGAATATTGCGATTCCAGCTACGACATTATTTGTGGACTCACCGGCAGGGGGTAATTTCACTGTGACACATGGGCTTGGCAATGTTCCCTCAAGAATCGAAATCCTCTCCACTTCAAACGGGGCGATGTGGGCTCAGACACCAGCTTTCGATGGAACCTATATATACCTTGTGGCTTCGGATGAAGCTGTGACTGCACAAATTTCTGTTTACGCTTAGGGAGAATTGAATGAAAACACTCACCGTTTGGATTGGACTGCTGCTTAGCTCATTTTGTGCTGCGGCTCAACAGCCGCAATCTCCGACAACCCCTATTTACAAAGTTAACGCAGAGACCGCCAATGGGGTGGCTCCCGGTTATGCTCCCTGTGCTGATGCCTCCATATCATGCTCTAGCACAACCGGCCTAAACTTATACCTCGGTCCGGGAACAGTGAACTGCAACGGTGTGATGGTCAGTTATGCTGGGGGAACTCTTGCATTAAACGCAAGTACAACCAACTACATTTATTTAAACACAGCAAGTAGCTGTGTCCCGGCCAACAAAACGACAGTGTTCACTACCAGTGATATTCCCCTTGCTGTTGTGGTAACAAATGGTAGTCAGGTTACTGCCACCTGTGGCTCTGGAAGCCAACCTTGTATTACTGATGACCGAACCATATTTACTTACATTCAACCCTCGACCTCATTCGTAATCAACTCCTTTACAGGGTGTAGTGGCACCCTCGAAATTGGTGCAACAGCAACTAACCCAACGTGCTCTGCTACCTACTCTTCCACACCAACAAGTGCAAGCATTACGAACACCGACAGTGTCGATTCTCCTCTAGTGTTGACCACCCCATTTACCAGTGGCACCATTGTTGGAAGTTTCCACCACACAGCAGCGGCGACGACTACAATCACCCTCACCGCAATCAGTGGAGTAACAACAAAAACCGCTACCCTAACTTACACTTGGAACCCTCGCATTTTTGCTGGCATCGGTTCTGCGGGGGCGAGTTCTTCAGTTACAGCATCAGGAACAACTGCGGTTCTTAGTACATCTGATGTTTTATCAAGCGCAGGTTTAGGCACAGAAGTTGTAGGTGAGACGTTTTCAGCCCTTCAGCCAAGTGGACAGTCTATATATTTACTTCTTACAGGAAACACCCATACTTTTGTTGACGTTGGAACAGGGTTTCCTTTAGTGTTTAACGCTCCGACCACTGTAACTTTCGTTAATCAAAACGGTTCCACTGTAACCATGTACCTTTACCAGAGCACTAATCTGCTCTATGGAACTTATACCCCTAAGGTGACCAGCTAATGAAAAAACTTGCCTCTATCTTTGTTGCCCTTGTTCTTTCGCTCCTCGGAGTTGTTGTAGTAGGGGCACAGGTATCTGCTCCCCAAATCCCTGTTTCAGGAAATCTAGGCTCTGGCGGCGTGTTTCCGCTGTTCAATTCTGGCACTATCTCATTCACTGATGCCAGCCACACCATGACTTACCCTGAGACAAGCGCAAGTTTCATCAAATTGACTAGCTCAGTCACCTTGACCGCCACCCGCAATCTAGTTGCTCCCCTAACCCGTGGGTTTACTTTCACTATTGAGAACAACACAACCGGAGGTCAGTCAATTCTAGTCACCGGATCATCGGGGTCAGGGGTGACTATTCCCAACGGGCAGACTGTCGTGGTTGTTTGCGACGGGACAAATTACGTGCAAGCCGGAGCAAGTGGCGGCGGTAGCGGCATCACACAACTAACTGGTGATGTAACTGCTGGACCGGGCTCAGGATCACAAGCTGCAACGTTACCAACAGTTAACAGTAACGTTGGAACGTGTGGTGACGCGACTCATGTTGGTCAGGTCACTCTCAATGCAAAAGGACTTGCAACTGCTTGCACTCCCGTGTCCATTACGGCAGGTACTCCTGTCAAGGTTAATGGTACTAATGTTGGAGGTTCAGCTTCCAACTTCAACAACACCACGCCATCCGCACCGGGTGGTGATGTGCCTGTAATTTTTCAAACCGATGGCTCGGGTAATGCTAGTGGATATGTCCCCGCCAGTGCGGTCGGGTTGTCTCTTCCAGCCAACACAAATTTTCTTAGTGCAGGCGATTCGAGAAACCTAATCTCGTCATCCTGCATCACTTCGACTGTAGACCGAGGCTCTATTACTTCAGGATCGGTCACAAGTGGAATCGCAACATTTCAGACTATCAACGGATACGGCTTCGCCAGTGGACCGTCAGGATATGTCGGAAGCATCTTAAGGCTGTCTGGATTCACAGGTTCCTACACCGCGTTGAATGGTCAGTTATTCCAGTTCACATCGGCCAATGGAACAACGCTGGTTGGCCCAGTGACGGGAGTTCCTGATGGT